TTCAGGGGAGGGCAGCAGCGGGTCGCTGGGTTGAGGGGCGCCCTCCAAGCACGAGCCGGTGCCCGTGATGTAGAGCGGCGTCAGGGCGTACTTCAGGCTGCTAGAACGGGGGCTGCCAAGGACGCTGCCATTCTTGAGCGAGCACAATCGCAAGAGGATTATGTGCGTGACCGGGCCGATGAGGTAGAGGACCTTAAATTCAAGCGCCAGCAGGCCATGGATTTGGCTGAATTACGCAATCAGCGTATGACTTCGCAGACGGAAAAGGAGAAAGCACGGCAAAAGCGCCAGGAAAATCAGTTCCGCATGCGTCATCACAAGACCCAGCAGCCGAAAACGCTGAGTAATTCAGAGATGAAAACTCTGAATGATGGCGACAAAATGATTAACCTCATGGAACAACTCCAGAAAAGGTTTAAGGACTCCTATGTTACGCCCGGAGCAGGGTTCATTGGGCGCATGGAAAACGTGGCCTCACAAGAGTTTGGCGCGTTTACCAGCCCTGAAACTGATGCACAGGCTGCGTGGTGGGAAGACTATAAGCGTTTCGTAGAGTTGGTGGAGCGCCATGAGTTCTTTGGTGCCACGCTGACTAAGGGTGAGAATATTTCGTGGAAGCAGGCTGAAATCAACATGGGCCAAAAGGCTTCCAAGAACAGGGCCAACTTCGTAAGGCGCATTAAGCGACTCAAGGAAGTGCTGAGTGAGTATGCTGAAGGCGTCACCATTTCCAGGAAGAATCCCAATGCTGTGAAAGCTCTGGTTCACAGTAGCCTGGGCAAAGATTGGTCAGTTGATAAGGACCTTTACTACGAGCCTTTCCCAGAGGATATTCTGCAAGGCGGGGCCGCAGACGAAGCTTCAATGTATGAAGATATGTCTGACGATGACCTCCGGCAAAAGATGATTGACGCAGGAATTGACCCATCAGAACATGGCCTCTGAAGCTGAAAAGTTAATTGCCGAAGCGAACCGCCGCAGGCTTGTTCGAGAGGCCGCTAGACGCTCCGGCGCACCGGGGGCGGGTACCCCTACCCCCGCGCCAGTCGCACCGGTCTCGAACGTTCCTGGGCAGCCTACGGGGCCTCTGGACATAGGCCAGGGCCGTACACTGGCAGACGTGCAGGGCATGTCTGACCAGTTCGGTCGTAGAGGGCCAATAACTGTCGGGCGTGCGGCTTTGCCTCAGTCTGTGAATGCTGTCATGCGCGAGCGCGGCATGGACTATGGTGCCCGAGCAGATGCTCTTATCGGTAAGGGTGTAGCCGACATAGGTCATGGTATTAAGCAGTTGACTACTGGCCTGTCTCCTCAAGATGAAAGAGACGTAGAAGCCTGGCGTGCTCTGAGAGAAGGCGCAGGCATGGACGAAGGGGAGGGGTTCCTCAACGCAGGTACGGTGGGCGACATCTCTGGTAACATCGGTGCGCTGGCCGTCCCCCTCGGTGCAGCAGAGCAAGCGTTAATCAAGGCTGGTTCGGCGCTGCCACGGTGGATGGCGAAGGTAGGTGCTGCCACTACAGTTGGTGGAGCTGAAGGATTTGCTCAGCCTGTGCTGGAAGATGACTACATGGGGCGTGGTGCGAACACAATGGTCGGGGCCGCCCTCCCCATGGCCCTGAGTACAGGAGTTCAGGCAGGGCGCAAAATGCTGACTGGAATGTTTGAACGTAACGAAGCTGCTGAAATTCTGGCAGAAGAGGGCGTGCAGACTACTCTAGGTCAAGGTGTGGAGACCAGTGGGCTGCGCCCCTTCGCTAAGCTGGTTAAGAATATTGAGGAAAACTTGCAGGACATACTGCCTGGCCTCAAAGGGGGACGTGAGCGCGCAGAGGATGAAGTTGCCGCAGCGCTCGCCAGGCGGGCCATTCCCCCTGGTTACGAACCACCTGTGAGTCAGCCAGGTACGGACACGTACTTCAAAGAAATGGACACTATGTTCAACGACGCGTACGATGAAGCTATCGGCGCCATTAAAGGGAAGTATACGTACGACGACATTGACATAGGTGTGCTTGATGCGTTCGCCAACAAGGGGCCGATGGTAGACAAGGGTGTCAGGGGCAACTTTGAAAAGAAAATATACGACCTGTTGGAAGATTACCAGACAAGAGGTATGACTCCACAGCAGCTAAAGGAGTTCCAAAACCACATACGCAGTGAGATTCGTGAGCTTAGCCAGCGCGAGACTTTGTCCGACAATGCCAAAGGTGTGAAAGAAATTTACAGCCAGATTGACACGCACCTCAATGGCTTGTTTGAGTCACGTCTTGATGCTGCGGGTGCTGCGGCTCTACGTGATACGAATAAAGCCTACGGGGCCAAGATGCTGTTGGAAGATGCTCGCGGGTTCCAACGTGCTAGGGATGAGCCGGAGATACCTGTACGCAATCTGGAAAGGGCAGTCCGCAAACGCACCAGTCAGCGTAACCGTATTCGGGGATATGGCGGGGGCCAGGATATTGTCGACCCAGCGTTCCAAGTGATGGGGCCGGGCCAAGACCCCAGGTGGTTTCGTGCTCTGGGTGGTGTCGGCCTCGGTGCTGGCAGCATGGTATACGCTCCCCTCATGGCGACACCAGCCTTGGTGACGAGCATGGCAGGGTCTAGGCGCAAAGGCGCTCGGGCATTGTTTGGTTTGAACCCCATGCAGGAGAGAGCCAAGCAAATCATGGACTCAATTGTAGAGCCGAAGATAGGCACGGCGACTGCCACTCTTCTAGATAGTGGGGAAGAATAATGCCACGTAACGCAGCAGGACAATACACGCTCCCAGCAGGGAACCCGGTAATTACCGATACCCTCATTGAGTCCGATGGCTGGGCTAACCCCACCATGGATGATCTGGGTGCAGAAATTGAGGATAGCCTGAGCCGTGACGGCAAGGGGGCCATGAGGGCCGCCCTCGGTATCGTTGACGGCTCCGAGGCCAATCCAGGGCTGCGGTTTATCGGTGAGACAGGCAGTGGCCTGTACCGTGAAAGTGATGGCCGCTGGTGGCTGGTGGTCAAGGGCGTGCGGAAGATACTGGTCAGTGAGTTGGTCGGTGTCATTATTGATGATAACCTTACCATTGAGGGTGATGTTATCATCAACGGTGCCGGTGGCTTGGTCACCGCACCAGTATTCATTGATGGTGTGGCTGACGAAGTGCAGCTTCGCATCCAAGGCAATGACCCAGAACAAGATGAACATCTCGTAGACTATGAGTTGTTTGATGGCTCCATCGTAGCCTACACTCAGGGTGATGGTCGCCCAGTGTGGTTGATTAACTCTACCCAGGCCAACCATTTTCGCATTGAAAATAGTGACGGTGAAGCTATTCTGGTCAAGGCTACTGATGAGAATAGTGGAGGTGAAGTACGTCTGGGCATGGCTATCAGTGCTGCGGTGGGTACTGACCATATCGCGCACTATAACTTCGGTGGGCAGGCAGACGCAGATACGGCTCGTCTGAGCATGCTGGAGCAGACAGGCGGGGGCAATCAGCCAGGTGGTGCGTTCGAAACCAGTAATCTGGGAGCGGGCTACAACAAGAGCTTCACCAAACGCCTGAGTGCTGGGCAGACAGACAACCTTGCCGAGTGGCGGGATGAAACTGGCGCAGTTATGTCCGCTATCGACTTCGAAGGTAACTTCGTAGGCGGGCCTGGTGGCGGAGGGTCAGGTGGTAACACCCCGACATCCACTGGCAACCAGCCAGTCGGACAAATAGCAGGCTTCCCACTCAATCCTCCCAACCTTGGCACGGAGTGGTTAATCTGCGATGGTACCAGCTACCTGACGGCCAACTTCCCTGAGCTCTTTGCTTACCTCGGCTATGCCTACGGTGGAGCAGGCCCCAATTTCAACGTACCTGACCTGCGGGGTGAGTTCCTACGTGGGCAGGACTTAGGCAGAGGTCAGGACCCTGACGCTGCTAGTCGTGGTAACCGAGGGGACGGCACTACGGGTGATGCCCCTGGTACGACGCAGCTTGAAGGGGTCGGCCCCCATCAACACAGCTACGAAGCTCCCAACGGGGTGGTGAACCTTAAAGGGTTTGACCCCAACCCGCTGCGAGTTAGCTTCCAAATCAAACAAACCACGGCAGGCACAGGTATGGGCAACGAAACTCGCCCGGACAATGTCTACGTAGTTCTGTGTATCAAGGCGGTAGTCTGATGGCCAGAGAAGGGTACCCGATAGATCCAAACCCTGAGTTTGGTAGTGGTGAGTACGATTTTACTGACCCTATGTACCAGGATCCCTTGCAGTACCGAGGGTACCCCACGCGGTCTGAACAGGAAGCAAAGCAGCAACGTCAACGTTGGCAGGCTAGATTACTTAGGGAAAATCCAGACGACATGGAGTTGTTCGCCAATCAAGAACGTGTAAGGTTACAAGAAGAGGCGGGGGGCGACGCGACTGACTGGCAAACACAGTCGCCTGCTGAGAGGGATGCTGAACTTGAAAGGTTGTTGGATGAATATTTCAGATAGTGAGGTTATCATGAGAGCATTCCTTGGAGCTGTACTATTCGTCGTGGCTGGGGCCGCCCTCGCTGGCGGCTATGAAGACCAACGTAGCCGGGACATTCACATACAAGCACAGAAAGCAAAGTCAATGGCCAAGGCTGAAGGTGCGGCCAGCGTGACAAACGCTAACCCAGTCGACGTCGACGCAGCGGCGGTCGCGCCAAACCCTTCGGCTCATGCTCCGAGCGCCCAGTGTCGATATGGGTGGTCTGTGACTGGAGCGGGGGTTGGTTTTGGTGCTGGCATCTCCGCAAGCGAATGGGACGAAATCTGTGGCCTTTGGATGGCTGCCCAACAGACGACTGGGCCAGCGCGAGACGAGGCCGCTGCGGCTGCGTACTGCCTGACGATGAAGAAGGCCAGAGTCCACTCGCCGACATGTGACAAGTGGAACCAGGGTCAGGGAGTAGCCAAGGTAGACATGAACGGCAACCGTGCTACTGTCGCCTTTACGGGAGTCGGTACTGCGGTGGCTGTGCGCGACCCGACTGATGGCCCTTAACGGCACGATGAAAATAGCGGGTGGAGTACTGACGCTAGGGGCCGTCATTGGGATGGCCTTTGGCGCTTACTTCATTATGACTGACGCTGTTGGTGAGGAAGCTAAGACTCGCCAGCTTGCTGACAAACAGCTTGAGTTACAGAACACGGCTGACGATGTTGACTTTGAAATCTATAAAGTTGCCAGACAAATGGATGACATTGAAACACGCCATGCCAACGACGTATTCTACCATGGCGATGAACAAAGGATGAGTCAACTGCGGCGTCAGCTTGACATACTTCTACGCAGACAAGCCTCGGTACTACAACGCCTTGAAGGTCAGATTAAATAGGTTTCTTCAAAACGAGCGGTGCAGCTTGGGGGCACTGGTCGCGCAAGGGTTCCGCGCTTACGTGCTAGAGCCTCCTTAGAAAAACAACAAGCCGAATGTTTCCTGCATACCACCTGGCGAATATGAATGCCACTGGCATCGCTCACCTAAGTACGGCTGGGTCTATCTTGTATCAGGGGTGCCCGACCGAAGCCACATCTTAATTCACCCTGGTAACATCCCTCGTCATACGCGGGGGTGCCTGCTGCCAGGCTCGAGCATAGGCGAGTTACATGGATTCCCCGCAGTGTTGACTAGCAGGGCCACCACTCGTCGACTGTTTAAGCATCTAGGAAAGCAGCCGTTCTTATTGGAGGTAGCGTAGTGGATATCATACTAGGTCTACTCACGGGCGGGGCCACCGGCCTGATTGGTACCGCCCTCAGCGGGGTGATGAAGTTTTTCACCATGAAACAGGAGCAGGGGCATGAGCTCAAAGTTATGGAAATGGAGCTCAAACATATGGATAAGGAAGCCGAAGTTGCTCTCAAGATCGAATCGAAAAAGCAGGAAGGGAAGGAGGCGGAGGCAGCGTGGCGTGGTCTGGAAGCCAGCTATCGCGAAGCAGGCCAGCGATGGAGCACAGGGGACAGTGGCTGGATAGTCTTTGTTGATGTCGTGCGTGGGTTGATGCGCCCCCTCTTAACTCTGTGCTTGGTTATCCTCATGGGGCTTATCTATTTCACGTTGGCTCCGGACAAGCCCCAGATGCAGGACCAGATCATAGCTACCATTCTTTACCTGGCGACAGCGGCGGTCCTCTGGTGGTTTGGCAGTAGGATGGCTCAGCCAGGCAAAAAGTAGCAAAACGGAGCCGTCAGCTTGTTCGAGACCGTTTTAATTGGGGTACCCTATGCCTAGGCATAGGGTACCATAACGGAACGGCACAGGGGCGTACAGGCCGTCTGACATATAAACCCTAGCAATACCAATAGCTTACGCCCACATTTTCAGCCGCAGCCAGGTAGTGCAGATGTACTTTGAACCAGACACTGGAGTGAGGCCGCGGTGGGGGTGAGTCCAGTACGGTGGGAAGACTATTAGCTTGCCAACCTCTGGTCGTACTTTAATTCCTTGATGTAAAAACTCGGTTTCCCCGCCCTCCTCTACATCGTTAAGGTACCAGATAAGTGCCAGCATTCTGCTGATTACTCCAGGTACTGGGCCGGTGTCTACGTGGTACTCATACTTCTGGCCAGGGTCGGTCCGCTGTATTCTACAGCCAGGGTAGTCAAACTGGTCTTCCTTGCCCACAAATTCTTGGAACCATGAGTAAGTGTCCGCGATAGAGTCGAGGAATACTTGGCCTTCACGACGCCATTCTTCACGGCTGGAAATGTCAGTTAAGTCAGTGGATGACTTGAAGTTAGGGTCGTGCATGCCTTCACCAAACAGGCCAGCCTGTTTGTTCGTGTCAGCTTCAAACTTTTCGATTACCTCTGCGCAAAATCCAGGGCTCAGAGTTTCTGGGAATTCATATATGAAACCGTTCGGGGTTACTTCCATACTCTTTTCCTCCACTTAACGTACCACAGGATGATGTCAGTGCTGCACATCATTATTAGCGCGGCCAGCATTAGAATTCCCCCTGCGTACATGCCAAACAGAGACTCGAGATAGGTGGCCCCTAATATGAAGGCAGCCCCTATGGTCCCGGACATCCACGCATGCCGGTTCAAGAATTCCCCCGTCGTTAGAAGCCTGTGCAGCTTCTGTTTCTGGTATTCTTTCATCGTGTTTCCCCATGTGTTAGTAAAGCCGGATGAACACTGCTACGGGTCCGGCAACTCCGCCACAAAGGCGGACAGCACCCTTTGAACTGGAACTGTGCTGTCCCTTCCCCGGTGTCCTACGGGGGCAACTCATGAGTACCAGTACCGCTCTGGGTCGTTAACTGTGGTACTCGGGTCATCCCATCTGTTGTACTTGCGGTTTTCTCTTCCGCCTACCAGTGGGATGCACTCCACCTCCTTTATCATTTCTTCTGCCAAGCTCTTCCAATACCTGGCTTCAGCACCTTCGTCATACCGCAGGGCCTTGTGCTTCATTTTCGTATAGGCCATGCTTTCAGCCCTGGTGGGCTCCCGAAGCTGGCCTAGCCCCAGATGAGCTACAGCCAGCATGAATATCGCGATGTATACCTTTGTGTTCATGTTACACCTCAGTCTTGGTTGACGTAACCCTGGCCTCGCGGCTCCCCGCTGTCAGGGCTCATTTCCCTGTTGGCTGCGTCAATTGTGGGAGTGTTCCACTCAATCAGCTTGCGCAGAAAATGCTGTGCTTTCCGTAGGTCAGAGATGCCATTCTTCTGTTTCCACCTCAGCACGTACTTGAATATTTGTGCCTCCATGTACGGCATATCATGCATCAAGGCAAAGTCCCAATGTTCAATGGGCTGGCCTTTATAATGAGTGCCACCTACCTGTTCGTCATTTGCTGGCATATCTGCGCTCCAACCAGGCTTTGCAGGCCAGACGCCAATCCGGAGCGTCTATTTGGTCTGCCCATTCAAGGGCGCCTTCCTTTTCGCCCGCCTTATGGTTAGTGAAACTTAACCACATAGGGTATGCTAACCCAGATAAAAAGGGATAGCTACTTGAGCTTGTAGGGGTGTCCATCCAGTCCTCTAGTTCCATTAGAAAATTTTGAAAGTCTCCTTGGAACATGAGGGGACCGGGGGACACGGCCTCCCCTAAATAGTAATTCGTAGATGAGGGGTGGGCGTACAGTTGCTCGAATCTAGGCATGTCTGGGTACACGTGGAAGTTGTTGCTGAATTGATATAGTCTGCCAACCAGCTTTTTCAACGCACAGGCCAGGAATTCTTGCAGGTAGCTGAAGTGTACGACGTTGGCCCCATAGCATCCCCAGATTGCGTCGTTACTCCGACACGTTACAGTCATGTCTACAAAGTCCCCTCGAATGCTTATATAGAGCTGAGTATTGCAGGGAACATCCTTCCCAGGATGAAGTAGGTCAGTAACATCCCACATCTGTATGACTGCCCGCCTACTATCGGGGTCCTTTTCCAGATGGTCTATGACGGTGAATAGTTGGTCGTCCCCCCAGTGACAGCGCCAGCGATATCCGTACGAGCCATGGAGTGATACTCCGTTGTCGCTATAGTCGCGCATACGTGGGAGTATAGTGGCAATGTACTCAAGATCATTCCTACCTGCAAGCATCCAAAGAGACTCGAGGAAGTGAAAATAGGGGTTAGCATCTCGTACTTCGCTAAACAGTACACGCTCACGTGGATGATAGTAGGCATTGACCACGGGGCCAGGAGCCACGATGACAGGGCCGTTACGACTCTCCTGCATCTCGCCGGCTGTCTTGAGCCACCATAATCCATCGGGGTAATTCTCATTGACGTTAAGCCTGCTGATCTGGTGTACTGACATTATCTATGAACTCCAAGTTGTGGTCTTCACAAAATACTTCAGCGTCCTCAATGCACGCAAAGATCTGTATCCAAGTGGGCGGGCCGTCAGGTACGTTTAGGACGACCATCACCCTCCCATCATGGTACTGGGTTCGTACTGTCAGGGTGCCTTCCGTCGTACCTTTGCTTTGGTCTTGATTCTCCAAAGTATGTGCGCTCCCATTTGTCAAACTCACACAAGCAGTTTTGAAAGTCCTGCATGTCAATATCAGGCATGTGGTCCAGCAGGGGGACAACCCGCTGGCGTGCGGCCTGTGCCACCCCTAGGAATTGCTTCTTAGACGGCCTGTGGCCGTTCTCGAGCCGCGCAAGCCCCCGCAGGCTACCAGGGCCAGGGGCGCACCATGTGAAGCGGTCTGGGGCGTTCTGAAGCGGGTGCCCAGGCGTGTTCTTAAGGTCAGCAATCACCTGTGCTGCCAGGAAACTGCCCAGCCCGTTGACTTGTGTTAGCCAGCGATGTGCTCCCTCTAAGGTGCTGTTCAACGCTACTCCATCGCACAAAGTTTGGACATCGTCCACCACGCGGTACACGTAGTCTATCTTATCCATCTTTACGCCGCAAGTAGTGATGAGGTAAGCACCGTTGAAGCATTTGTCCCCCCGTGCCCTCCGTTCCTTAGACACGCGGCACATATCATCTATGTCCCACTCTATAAAAGGTTGAAGCTCTGCTAGATGACCAGGTAGGTTAAACATCCTAGCAAGAACCATAGCAGCAATGAGATTAGGATGGCGAGGATTGGGATTTCGCCAACTACGTGCGATCCAACGTGTAACTTTATCGTTTTCCCTATGCACATTGCAGAACCTAAAGTCTTGCAGTATGCGGTCAGTCGTCCATGGCCTGGGGTCACCACGCTCCTTTTTAACCAGGATGTTCCACCGATGATTTATCCAGTATGCCAGTCGTTGTTCTGCCGTGTTCATAGGCTCTCTTCCACTGTATGCGAGTGTCAATGCGAGTTCCCCCGCCCCACGCTCCCTTAGTTGTCTTCACTACAGCCTTGACGAATGGCTTGTGCAGTTCTTCCAATCTGTACGCAGCCTGCGCCAGTAGTTCAGGAGTACGGAAGTGACTACACCCACCAGGAGCGTCGCTGCCACCTTTTTGATTGTTGACAAATTCTGAGAGTATGCAGTTGGGGTACCCGAGCTTCAGCAAGCTGAGGTTCATGTGGTGGTCCTGCATTAGCGGGATGTCTGTAAACTTCAGGTTGTGGTGCTTGAGTACTTGCGTCTGGTATCCCAGCACACGTATAATGCGACCAACTTCCTTTGTCGGTTCGGTGTAACGGTTCCCGCCCTCACGTCCCATCATGCCTATATGTACGAAGCTGTTCAACATATCTTCAAGATAAGTGAACATTAGGTGTATTTCATGGGGCTTAGGTTTCAGAAACTTTGTACGGTCATCTGTCCTACGCACATAGAACAGTAAATCATCATCTAGCATCAACACGTTGCCATTGAACATATCCAAAATCCACTGGCGCGTGGGCGATATAGTTTCAATGCCAGCAGGCAGTGCGATGTGTGGGTACTGTGAGTATAGGTGTGACTCACGTGCCTGCACGATTAAGGTCGGCTTGTACTTAGATTGCAGGTGGTCGTCAAAGACTTCAAACGTAGTCTGTTGTCCCGAACGCCCATAGGTCGGAATAAATATTCGCATAGGTCACCTCGAAAATGACCCCGCCCCACGAGGGGGCGGGGAATGACAGCGCGAACCAGGGAGGAGGTTACGCGCTGGCGCGAGTGCCGCCTTCGGTCTTTGCCTTTTCGGCTGCGGCAGCTTTCTTCTTGGCTTCGGCAGCGGCTTTCTTTTCGGCGCTGGCCTTGGCCTTCTCGGCCTTGGCGTCGGCCTTGGC